AAAATAGATTTATATAGCGCTATTTCATTGTTAATTCAGGGGACTAATTTTGATCTAAGACCTTTACCGGCTTATGTTAATTTCTATGGGACTAATTCTGGAAACAAAAAGAAAATATTACCATCAAAGAATATTGCTAAAACATTATTTGGAACACACTTAGATGTTGATTATCAAGAATCTTCACCAAAGATTATTCTTCAATATATTAACAAAACATCTCAGTACCTAGATATGACTAGAGTCAGCAAGGAATATAAATTTAAAAATGATGGATTTGATATTAAAAATCCAAATAACAATCCGCTTCTTATTGAACCAAAAATATTCATGGAAGCAGATTTATCTAAATCTAATAGGGTTGTTTCATTTGAGATAAATTTTGGTGATCAAGCACAAAACATATTTAAAAACATTTCATTAGATCAAAGCACATATAAAAACACAACCGAAAGTGCTTTAGCACAAGAAAGATTGGCTAGATCACAAGGTGGTGGTGGTAGCCATTCGGTAGATATTGGGTTATTTGACATTTATAAGACAGCATCATATCAATGTACTGTTACGTGTATGGGTAATGCAATGATACAACCAACCATGTATTTTTATTTGGCGAATGTGCCTATGTTTATGGGCACATACCTTGTATTCGATGTTAGTCACTCGATAAAACAAGGTACCTTTGAAACCACATTTACGGGGGTTAGGATTTCAAGTAGTTCATTACCTACACTTGAAAATAGCTTTATGTCTAGTTATAGACCGTTATTTAGTAGAATACTTTCTGCTGCGGTTAAGAAAAAGCAACAAGCAAATCAAGCACAGACAACCGTTAAAACACTAACAACACCAGACAATAAATCATTTACAATAGATCCTGGGGCACCTGAAAGAGGGGAAGATTTAAATAATATAATTAAGAAATCCGGTTTCTTGTTTACAGATTTAATTCCATACAATGGTCAACAAATAGATGGTAAACCTGAACAATATATTCAATTAATTACACATAAGAATGAAGAATGGTTAAGAACTAAAGTTTGTGTTCTTGGTGCAGGTAAATACACCCCAATAAAAGATAGTTCACCAGCTGATTTATCACTTGTAAGTTCTTGGAAAGCATATCCTAATAAGATTATTAAACTTTCTAATATTAATGAACTGTATGAGAACTATTCAATCAGAGCAAATGTAACAAACAAAAATAAAGAAACTATTTTTGGGTATGATACGGTTTTCTATTCACCAAAATCTGGTACTGAATATAAATTAGAAACACGTGTAGACCCTAATGCTGGATTGTTTGAGGGTCCAATTCATAATGGACCAAGTATTACTGATGCAACATATGGTAAGTTTGGTGTTGCGCTTAGCCCAACATTGATGAGAAAATTAAAATTAGTAGAAGGGGATGTGGTATATATCAAGTATATTAAGATATAAATAAAGAAAAAGATAAATATTGATGTATTTATAGGTATATAATTTAACACTATGGAAAAGTTAAACAGAGCAGTTGATCAATTCTTAGAACCCAAAATGACAAGAACGGTATCAAATGATAAAATGGAAAGAGAAGAATGTGATTTACAAACTGGAGAATGTTATGTAATCAGATCCAAAGACGGAATCGTTGAAAGAATTAATAAAAAATACATTACCGAAGACGGTAGACAATTATTACAAGACTAATACTATGTTAGAACAAAAACTTATACAGGAAGTAAACAGATTTAGAGAAATCAACAGAAATGCTGCTAAGCATTATCTAATTAATGAGCAAGCTGAACCTGCACCACTACCACCTGCACCTGCAGGAGATATGCCACCTGCACCTGCAGGAGATATGCCACCAGTAGATGCACCAGGAATGGACGCACCAGCAGCACCATTACCAGACAGCCCAGAAATGAGTGAAACTGAAGAAGTTGATGTTACAGATTTAGTTAATATGACTAAAAACATCAAGAATGAATTAGAAAGTTCTAAAATGGAACATGACGGTGTAATTCAAAAAATGGATACCGTGTTTAGTAAACTAGATGATCTAGAATCTAAATTAGGTAATATGGATGCGATTTTAACTAAAATTGATCAGTTGGGTTCAAAAGTTGAAGGTATGAAGCCACCAACCCCAGAAGAAAAATTAGAAATGCGCTCATTGGATTCATATCCTTTTAGCCAGAAACCCCAAGAGTTTTTTACCCATAAACAAGAAGAAATGAGAGCTAGTGGTAAAAATGAATACGTTTTAACAAAAAATGAAGTTGAAAACTATTCAAAAGAGCATTTAGTGAAGAGCTTTAATCCATATCAAGATGAACAACAACCTGAGTTCTAATGTAAACTTTTTTTTAAGTTTACAGCTACAATTTAAAATATTACATTGGCAAACCAAAGGTTATGCTAGACATATTGCTTTTGGTGAAATTTATAGTACCTTAGGTGGTCTTATTGACGAATATGTTGAAGTTTGTATGGGGAAACATGGTAGATTTACTTTAGATAACTCTACCGACACCATTCAAATGAAGAATCTTACAGATCTTAATATTGTTGAATTTCTACAAGCCGCTAAAAACGGACTTATAGGATTAAGTGGGGAATTGTCAAAAGAAAAAGATACCGACCTTTTAAACCTTAGAGATGAAATGTTAGGTTCAATCAACAAATTAGCATATCTATTGACCCTAGAGTAACTTTTTACATACTTTTTAAAATTATTTTTAGCCCAGATTTTGTAATCTGGGTTTTTTTATTTATATTTTACTATTGTCAATTTAAAACAAAAATTATGAGCACAGTAGACGCAGTACTTGCACAGTACGAAAAAAACAAGCAATCCGCAAGCGGAAACGGTAACAAAGTATCGAGCGAAGACAGATTAAAAAAGTATTTTACAACGGTTTTACCGAAAGGTTCTAGAGGAGAAGAACGTAGAATTCGAATCCTACCTACAGCTGACGGCACAACACCGTTTAAAGAGGCTTATTTCCATGAAATCCAAGTAGATGGTAAATGGGTAAAGCTTTTTGATCCAAAACAAGAAGGTAAGCGTTCTCCATTGAATGAAGTATATCAGGTATTGATGAATACCGGTGTTGAGGCGGACAAAGAATACGCCCGTCAATATCGTTCTAAGAAGTTCTATATTGTTAAAGTTATTGATCGTGATAACGAACAAGATGGTCCTAAATTCTGGAGATTTAAGCACAACGGAAAGCAAGATGGTATCTTAGATAAGATTTTCCCTCTTTTCCAAAAGAAAGGTGACATCACCGATCTACAAACTGGTAGAGATTTGACATTATTCCTAAGCTTGACAAAATCAGGTAATGGTAAGGAATATACAACAATCAATTCAATTATTCCTGAAGACCCGTCTCCACTTCATACAGATGATTCTGTAGCAAAAGGTTGGGTTAATGATGAGTTATCTTGGTCAGATGTATACTCTAAGAAGCCAGAAGAATATCTAGAAATGGTTGCGAAAGGAGAAACACCAATTTGGGATTCTGAGAACAAAAAATGGTCCTCAGGTGCTAGTGGTGAAGAAGTGATTGTAGGTAAAGCACAAACAGTTGCTGCACCGATTGAAGATCCTCAAGAAGACGAAGAAGCAGACGAAAATCTGCCGTTCTAATCCAATGGGCTGGAGATAACGTCAAAAGCCCACTTTTTTAAAAAATTATTAATATGGCTATAAAGAAACAAAATTTCTCAATTTCACAACTTGCTTCGAAATATTCAAGCAAGACAACATATAAACCAGACCGTTTCTTGGGTTTGGGTGATGCTTTTCTAGATGCTACTGGATTACCAGGTCCTGCACTAGGACACATCAATATGTTTTTAGGTCACTCAGATACGGGTAAAACAACAGCTTTACTTGGTGCAGCAGCTGATGCTATTAAAAAAGGTATGCTACCAATTTTTATTATCACAGAACAAAAATTTGATTTTGACCATGCTTCTATTATGGGTATTCCCGTAACAAAGGATATTGACCATTCAACTGGAGAAATCACATATTCAGGAGATTTCATTTTTAAAAATGATTTCGAGTACATTGAACAAATCACTGATTTTATCAATGAAATGCTTGATTTACAAGAAAAAGGTGAGTTACCGTATGATTTACTATTCCTTTGGGATTCTGTTGGTTCTGTACCATGTAAAATGACTTGGGAAGGTAAAGGCGGTAAGCAACACAATGCTTCTGTATTATCAGACAAGATCGGTATGGGAATTAACCAAAGAATATCTGGTTCAAGAAGAGCAGATAAAGATCACACAAACACTTTGATTATTGTTAATCAGCCTTGGGTTGAATTACCAGATAATCCATTTGGTCAACCTAAAATCAAAGCGAAAGGTGGTGAATCTA